GTGTGGTGATGGAAGTAGTTGGGAAGAATGCTGGATATTCAGCTCGGGAAATGGCCAAATACGAGCAGGAGTTGCGGAAGACGGGTATCTCCATGACTTCTGCTCGTGAGACTTTAACCAAGATGTCTCAGGCCCAGATTGATCTTTCCAAGAGTTCGGAACTTGCCAGGATAGCCCAGGACGCAGCAGTAATTGGTAATATCAATTCGTCAGAAGCATTTGAGCGGATGATTATGGGTATCCGTTCTGGTGAGATTGAGATCCTTCGTACTATTGGTCTGAATGTAAGTTTTCAAAACTCTTATGTTGAAATGGCTGCATCTCTTCATAAGACAACGGCAGAATTGACAGAGAGTGAAAAAGCAACGGCCAGGATGAATTCGGTACTTGCTGAAGGTCCGAAAATAGCTGGTGCTTATGCTGGGGCAATGGAAACCCCAATGAAGAAGTGGTTGTCGCTTCAACGTTATATTGATGATACCAAAGTTAAATTGGGAGTTCTGTTTCAACCGGCTTTTGGTGTTCTTGTTGATTCTATTACAGACGGACTGAAGAAATTTGGTAACGTTCTTAATGAAACAAACTTAAAAGGATGGGGAGAAAATATAAAGTCTGTTCTGGAAGGAACTATTGCCTTCGGAAAGGCAATCCAAGGTCTTTCAAATGCATTAGGGACTCCAGGAATAGGCCAGCTTGCTATCGTTGGCGGTGTACTTGCTAAGTTTGGGCCTCAAGCGGCTATTGCAGCAGCGGGGGTTTTGACTCTTAATAATGAACTCGAAAAGACGCAGACCGGGAGTATCCAACAAGGTGCCAGGGCTTATAAAGGGTTTGCCGAAAACATCCAAAATTTGCTTGACGTAGCCGCTGGAACGAGGGATTTCAATACTGGTAGAATTCTTACTGAAGTTGAAAAAGTCGAAAGGAAAATTGCTGGATTAAAAAATCAAAAAGCTACTTGGTCACTTTTTCCTGATCCTGGCGAAATAGAAAGGCAGGCCAGTGTTGTAAAGGCGAAAATTTCTGAACTCGAGAAATCAATTCTCGATGCCAAGATCAAGGATGCCATTCAGGAAAGCATTTCCGATCCTTGGAAGTCTGCTCCTCGTGAGGCCGCTATAGCTCAGAGAGCAATGGAAAACTCCCTGAAGTCTTTTAAAGACAATCAGGCAAGATCATTGAAGACTCTCCAAGATGAGTATGAGAAACACGCTGATGCTATAAAGAAGATTTCCGACGAGATAGCCCAGAATCAAATGTCTGGTGAAGAACTTATCCGTTCACTTCGGCAGTCTGGAATGGATGATTTCTCTGCCTGGAAAGACATCAAGAAAGAGGCTCAGGAATATGAACAGGCTGCAGAGAAAGCGGCCAAGGCAGGGAATTTTGATGAGGCTGTTAAATATGCTGATATGGCACAAGAGCGCTTCGTCAAACTGAATAAAGAAGTAAAGGAAGGGGGTAAAACACTCATCAGCACAAAACAGGGCTCTGCTGAGGCAATTGCTGGTGTTGAGCGGATGATCCAGCTCAGGGATGAAGCCTTGAAAGGCAGTAAGCAGATCGAAATAGATGCAGCAAATTCTGTAATTAAAGAGAGTAACTTCACTGTTGCTGCTCAACTTTTTGAAGATGTAAAAACGAAATCAAATGAAATAACAATGCAGACCTTCCCGGCTATGGGTGCTGCTTTTGATAAGGCATGGAAGGATGGTGCTAATTCGGCCAATGTTGTTTTTACAAATATAGATCAATCTCTCAATAAAACGGCGACGAGAATCAGTGAAACTTTATGGGCTGTACCGAAAGATGGAGCTATTGGAATCGAAACTGAGGTCAAGAAAATTGGTGAAACCTGGACCAACGTCTCTGAAGGCGCAAAGAAAGGATCAGCAGAAACTGCGAAGAAGCAAGTCGAGGATGTAAAAGGAGTTGGAAAAGAAATTAAATTGATTGATGGAGTCTGGACAAACGTCTGGGAAGATGCTGCCAAAGCTGCTGACTCTGCAATTGATAAGATGCTTACCGGAATCAAGAAAGTCCAGACAGAAGCATCCAGGATAAAGATCAGCGAGAAGTCAGCAGGAGGCTCTGTAGCGGGCTATATGCTCGGTGGAGCTATCCAGGCCCTCAGATTCGGCGGACAAGCGGCACACGCAGCAGCAGGGATGTACTTTCCTGGATATGGCGGTGGAGATCAGATCCCAGCTGTACTTGAGGCCGGTGAGGTTGTTGAAAGAAAGGAAGCTGTTCGTGAAGGCGGTTTGGATACCGCTCTTGCATTTAATAATAGAGACTGGAAAACAGTGGTTCAGAATCTTCTCCCCAAACTCCGGATAGGTGGTCCTGTAATGCCTGGATTTCCACGGCAGGCATTTGCAATGGGAGGACCGGTTCAACAGGTATCTCAAGAATCGACTTCAGAATCAATCAGGAAATATTTTATTGCCGGCAGTCCAGAACCGATAACAGTACGAGCAGACAATCGAAATGGGGAACGGATCTTCGCTGAACTCCAAAAGAGATATCTCAGGAGATCATAATGTCTATAACCCTTGGTGGCGTATCGCTTAATGATCATGTTTCCTGGAGAGGAAGGTTCAATCAGTCTATTGTTTCTGGTAATGAACGAGTAACGCTTGGTGGAAAGGTTATTCCTCAACGCGGGCCTGCAGGAACGGCTGAAATAGTTCTTGAGGCTATCGAGGAAGATGATATCAGGAAAGGTTATTTTACCCAGGCTCAACTTACATCGCTAGAAGCATTCCGGCAATCTGGTGAAACTATCTCCTTGAATTATCATGGAGAAACAATAAATGTAAAGATCAAGATTGATGGCTTTGCTGTTGAAAAAACCCTGTGGCAATCCACTTTTACGGCTAACGAAAGATATATTGGAACAATTACATTGATGAGGGCATAATGCAGAATTCTGATCTAAAGGTTTACAAACAAAAAGCCAATGGCCGAATGGATGGTGCCGCTCCGGTTACCAGCGGAGTTGTTCAGAACGTTTTCCCTCATGTGACCAGCGCCCAGAGGACTGCGGGGTTTTTCGATTACAAGAAAACATTCTGGAAAGTAGCTGATGATGCCGATGGAACTCTAATTGATCCCTCGGTTTATACTGATGCTCCGACCCTTTCTGCTACCGATTATGTGACCATGTTTTTAATGGGTCAGAGAGATGCTATTGAGGATTTGACTGGGTATTCAACTGGTAATGATTCGGAAAGGAAGTATGGAACTGCTTACCTGAAAAACAACATCACTGCCGGTGCTCAGACTCTTGTTGTAATAGTTAAAAATGCTGCTCTTGCTTCTGGTGCTGATTTGATTTTCGCTGATGGAGATAAGATTAAATTAACCGATAAAGCAACAGCAGATGCTCTTACCGGAAATGAAGAGATTCTGACTATAAATGGAACCCCATCTGTCAGCGGTTTGGAAATTACTATCACTGTTGATGAGGTAATTGCGAATAACTATACTGCTGCTGGAACGCCGACTATTTCTTCACCAAGGGTTTCAAGTTTGATTGTTCCGACAGCAGATATAGAAACATCAGTAACTACTCCGGTTGTTACAAGTACAGCTGGTACTCTTGATACATCGACCTATCCAATTATTTTGGATAATATTGGTACAGTCGATGAAGATTGGACATTGACCTTTACTGATGCAACCAATTATGCCCTAACCGGAGATAGCCTGACTGGTACGATTGGAACGGGAACGACAGCCGGTGATTTTACTCCGAATAATACCACATTTACCAAGCCTTATTTTACAATTGAACTGGAGGCTTGGGGCGGGACTTGGCAGGCTGGCGATACTGTGACTTTCACCACTCATCCGGCCGCTATTGGTATTGGTCAGAAGCGGGTTGTTCCCGCTGGATCTGCCAGTTTGGCCAATAACAAAACCACTCAGGTGATAGTAGGAGAGGCCGTTTAAAATGACTTCCAGGCAGCATACACTCCGGATTTCAATTGCTCAAGCAAGACGAAATAAAAACAATGATGACTTCGTCTTGCTTGAGCAAGATCCCTGGGATTCTTTTCTCGGGTACGTAACGAAGTTCGGAGTGTATGCAACTATAAATTCGATTCTTTTCCAGGAAGACGAGCCAGAGCCGAACTGTCCTCCTGCAATTATTGATGGGAATGTATATGCATATCCATCGAGGGAAGACCTCAACTATATAATCGGCTGTTCCTGGGGATCATTATCGTCAAGGCGCGTTCAAATTTTAGAGTTTAGTGAAGAGATCCAAGTCGATCTTGAATTAGAATTAGGGCTCAAATATCCGGCTTTGGAGATTGTCTCGTCTGGATGGATAGGGCCTGTTTATACTTCCGAGGGTGATATAGTAAATCCAAAACCGGAAGCTACTATTACAATCGATGGCGCTTCACTTCCCGAAAAAGTATATGGAACACTCATCATAACATATAAAGTTTGTCGGCATACTTATGGTTTAAATATTCAACCAAGACCTGATGCCAAGGAGAATCAACTTCAGTCTTTTGTTTATGCTTGTTGGGATGGTGGAAATACCTACATGGAAATGGATATTCCGGAAGGTTCCGAGACCGAAGAATGCAATTATAGAAATGCAGAACTTGATATCACACCGGACGATCAACCACCAGACCATGTTCCGCCAGAAGATGAATATATTGATATTGATTATTGTACTGGGCTTGAGGCAATTTGATGAGTGAGAAAAATCTCCAGATAAGGATTAGTCCAGATTCAAGTTTGCTTCTTGATAGCGAACAAGAACCTTGGGTGAAACTTGAACAGAAACTGGAGTCAAAACTTTTTTATTATGCCTCGATTCGTGACATTTACAAGATGTGGACTTTGGCAGTAACAGGGGTATCAGCAAGAACTTATAAGCCGATTGGTTGCCCTGTTGAGTTTATCGGATCAGATATTTATGTTTATTTGGGCTTTTATGCCTGGCCGAGTGATCCAGTTTTACTTTATAATTTAGCTGCTTCGCTGGGAACTATTGGTCCAGTTCAGATCGTTAATTTACCAAGAGAATTTTCCGGGTTTGTGAATAACTCGAATACCTGGGATCTTCCGTATTACATGGAAGATGTTTCTGTTGAATGGGAAACACCAACTTTCAATTCTTATGGCGATAGTATTCCGGCTCCAAGCATTACCATAACAAATAAAAGATTGGAATTTTCTACAGAAGTATTTGGAGCATTTCGAGTTAGGGGAAAGGCGGTTGGTGGATATTATCTTTTGACGATGATCCTCAATAAACCGATGACTCAGGAAGAAATAACTGAAGAAGATTTGAGAAACAACGTAATCCAGCAAATTCAAGACAGAAGAATCGTATTTTCTCCACCTCCAATTATTAAATTGAATAGTTATAAAATAGAAAATTTGGAAAGTACCGTTACGGTTGATTGGTTGTCTTTGGATGGTGCTACTCAAACAGAAGAGTTGGAAATTGAGATTCCTCAATGCGTAAAAGACATCTTGGAATTTTGTCCCAATATGTACGAGACTCTGGTTCATCTATGTGAAGAAGTTTCAACCAGGCGAGTTTATTATTCAACCTGTAAAGAAGATACCATTGTGGCAATTATAGATGGGAAAGATCCTTTCAACTTCTGCCAGGATCTGACCCCATGAGTTATAAAAATTTAATTCTCAGATACCAGTTACCTCTTTCAGAATTGACTCCGGAAGATGAGTATTGGTTAACTATTGAGCAGGTAGTTGAAGATGAGCGAGCAACTGTCGGGTTTGTTGCCGATACTATCGATGCCTTGTTTGATACGACTTTATGCGTAGAGAGTCAAGATGAAGAGCCTGCTGCCCCGGAAGAGCCTGTTACCCCGGATTCTTTTGAGGATATGGATGATGTTCTTGATAAGATAGGTGAGAAGACTGAAGTTGATATGTCAGCTTGTGAAATGTTGAGGTCTGGAACCTATCAAACTGATTTGAAGATTATTAGAAGTCATCCTGATGTTCCTTATACATTGAGGTTGAGTGTTGGTAAAATTATTGAAACCGTTCTTTCTTCAGAATCGGTGAGTATTAATCAGAATGTAAAAAACGAATCTTCTGTTATTCTTCCATTTCCAGTTCAAACTGGATTGAGAGTTTCTTGGTTGGGGCAGGTAATTGGTAAAAACGGCGTGATTACTCCGCCGGCAATTCAGGCATTAGGAAATACTTTATTTTGGGGAGTTGAGGTAACTGGATCGCTTCGGGCTGAATTTGGAACTCTTTATGATCTGGTTACCGTAGAAATTCCAGGTATTCCAAATTATGTTGGATCTGAACTTGGGGAATCTCAGGGCGCAAATATTTTGGCTTTTTATCATTATCATGTTTATCGAGCTGATATAAATCCACCAGAAGTAGACGAAGGATTGTTTGAGGAGGTGTGTGGGTATTCAGCATTAACCCGGGTTCCGCCAGACGAAGAACCCGAGCTAGAACCACCACCTGAGCCAGTAATTCAATATGGTTGCATTGATTATTTTCCGCTTGCTCCCTTTGGATCACCGGTTACAGAACCTTGGTTTTTTAGAGAAAAATGTTGCGTTGATGGACAGCATGATGGGTGCAGCACACGAACATCACGGATTGAAGGTGGAAAGGATTTATCACAGGAAATTCGCAACCAGATGACCCTTGAATGGCTTGGGCCAATTGAATTTATTCCCCTTGGGCCGATTACTCCATACGGATGCGGGACTCGATATGAAGAGACGGTAATCAGGCCAAAGAACTGCTGTGATGAGGCCATGCCGATCGTTTGGGATAGCGAGAATTCAGTAGAGGTCTTGGCCCCCAATACCGCTGGTTTCGTCCAGGTTTCTGGCGGCGCCCCTCCCTATCATTGGTCGGTGCGCGGTCAGGGATTTGCGTTGAACCAACAGGGGAATTTGCGTGATGGCTTTACCGATTCCCCGCGCGTCTGGATTTATGCCCTGCACAATGCCTGTGGGTTTGCGCCGATTGAGGTTACCGACGGGTGTTCCGTTATTAGTGATGGAATACGATCGACGGTCGGATCGTGGCTCAATCTGGCCCAACCGACCACTGTCAGGCCATGTGACATCAGGGGGGATCAATCAAATCTGATAGGCCACGCCAGTGATGGATCACCAATATTTGAGTTAATAGCAGGGCAGTATCGGGTGTGGCAGAATACACACGCAAACTATTATGGAGTTGATGCATATCCCCGTTGCGATATGTATCCAGTTGATCCAAGCAACGCCGAGCATTTTTCCTGTTTCGATGGGTTCGAATTATTGTTTAAGCCCAACGCCGTATACATCACAGATCACTGTTTCTGGGAACAACTAACCGAAACAACTGGCAGGACGTGGTATGCGGCACACACTAAATATATGTGGAAATGGGTGTGCTGATGTTAACCGCCCTCAGCTATCGTGATCTCCAGAATATGGCTGTTGTCCTGCGTAATTTCGCCACTTGCGATGATATTGCTGGCGCGATAGAGGCTGAGCTTAATTCGCGCCATCATGATCATCCTCTATCTGCGATATCACCAGCACCACGCCGGCATCCTGATAACATCACCACATGCCGGGTCTGCGGAAAGCCTGCCGTGATCATGCCGCTATCACTGACCGATCGCAGTGTGTTTGCAACCCACGCGATCCAGTGCCAGAATCGTCCTGCCAAGGATCGTCCATGGCAGGACGGCATGTGTGGCCATACTGAATATATTACAAAAGGCAATGAATAATGGCACTCTGGACTCCATTAGAAACAACCACAGATCTATGGCATGACGCCGCAGATGCCACGACCATGACCATTGTCACCGGGGTCAGTGAGTGGCGAGACAAAAAAGGTAATGGCAAAAAAGCCTCGCAGGCCACAGGTAGCAAACAGCCCGTGGTTATTCCAGCCGGTCTGAATGGGCTGGACGTGTTGCGGTTCACGGCCGCCTCTCTGCAATGCCTGACTGGCTCTGTCTCCTTGCTTCCTGGTGCAACGCAGGCCACCGTTTTCGTGGTTTATGCGCCTCGAGTCACCAGCGGTAATATGTCTGTTTTCGGTCAGACGGCGGGAACCGGTACAAACACCTGGCGAGATTTGGGATTTCGAACGGCTGGCGCAGTCGGAGATCCATACCTCGCAACGTATGCCGGAGACCTCACCGATTCTGTCGCCATCTCAGCATCGCCAAAGGTGGCGTCGTATAAATATGACGGCACGACGCTATCGTTATATCGCCACGGTGCGCTAATCGCCTCTGGTGCTAGAGCCCTTAATACCGTTAATGTGACCTATGAGATCGGACACAACGCCGGTGGTAGCTATCCTGATATGGATTTGGCGGAAATCATTGTCGTGCTGTCGGTGCTGTCGGATGCTGACCGGCAACTGTTTGATGGATATCTACATTGGAAATGGGGCCTGCAAGACAATCTTCCAGCCGATCATCCATATAAATCCGCAGCGCCGACCATCCCAGATACTACGATTCTCCGCAGACTACTCAGCCAGCCATATGCCCTCGAAGGGACCCTGCTGACCCTGTTGCCCCA